CTACCAGAGCCCTTCTTGGCCTACGGCCTCAGCGTGTCGTTCCCGCGCTACCGTCATCATCAGACCCCGGAACGACGGGCCAACCTTCACCAAGATCGGTTCCTCCGGGTCGCGGATCATCCAATCGGCTTTGCGCTCGTTCTTATCCGACTTCACGAGCCGGAACCTTGACGCCAGTCCCACGTCAAGCAGGAACATCGAGCGTGGGTCTTCGTAGCGCTCGAACAGGCCTTCAAGGGCCTGCCAGGCAGCCGCAGGCGTAAGGCCTGCGCCATCCTCAACGGACTCGCGAGAAGCGCCCGCAGCCAACACCAAGCCGTCCCCGGGGAACCACTCCAGGTGAACCGACTCTTTTGGGTGCTGCCGGCAGAACGACGTGACCGCGTCCAAACCTTCCCGGGGAATCTCAAACATGACCGGCCGCGCTGAGCGCTTCGTAAGGCCCTCCACGGGCGCCGTGTCGCACGCGGCGGCGTACGGGTCGCCGCCCAGAATCGTCAGGCCCTCAACGGCGATGGTGAGCCGCACCGACCGCAGAATCGGGTTCTTCTTGTGAACGTGCGCGACGTTCCCGGCCACCCTCACAAGGGTGTCCGCGTCCATGTCCCACGCCGCCAAAAACTTGCTCAAGGGGCCTCCTAACGCAGAGAGGCCCCGCCGTAGCGGGGCCGGTATCTACAGGTGTTCCGTTGCCGTGAGGACCGCCTCAGCGACCCGCTCAAGGATCTCTAGCGTTGCCTTGGGGGCCTGATACAGGATCGGCCCTAGGCCGTGCTGTCGGAGCGTTTCGAGCGCCCGCGCCTCACGGTCCTGTAGCGCGGCCTGATCCAACGTCTTGAAGTAGACGCCGTAGCCGTAGGACTCGCCGATCTGGCGCTGTGTGTCGATGTAGAAGCTGACGGCCTTGTATGCCCCGGTGTACTCGATGTCTACGCGGGTCCGGCCGACCCGGGTAATCCGGCCGACCACAAACCCGCCGGGGCGCCGCGAAGAGGCGCCGTACACGCGGACCTGTTGGCCCGCAAACAGATCCGTCTTCTCAGCCACAGTCGCCCCCGGCGGCGCCCATGGCGCAGTTGTCACAGACAAAGCTGTCGTCCAGCTCCGAGAAGTGGCCGTGCTCCGTCCACCGAAGACACTCCGTGCACTGCCAGGGGTCCCAGTCGTCGGGGCCGTCGTAGTCGTCGTCAACGTTGGCGTACTCGTCCACGGGGACACCTCCTCAGGTGTAGTACGAGAGAACGGACAGGAGGAACACGAACAGGGCGCAGGTGCATGCGATCCAAGACAGCCCGAGGAGAATCACAAACTCCCACTCGGGAATGGTGATGGTGCGGCGCTTACGCCGGGGGGTGTTGCTCATTGGGGTGGCGCCTTTCCTAGGGGGCGTTCAGGCGCCGGCTTCGATGAGGTCCGCACAGGCGCGGAACGCTTCCGTGACCTGCTCGGCCGTGCGGCCGGGCGTGTCGTTCCAGTCGATGACGGACTGCCCCACGTGGGCGCTAAGCGTTTCCTTCGTGAGAATGAACCGCTGAATGGTGCCCCAGTCGCCGCCGCCCAACGGGTGGCCGGAAGTGGCGACGTTCACGGCGCCCAAGGCGCACACCGGCCACGTCTCAACCGGCTTGCCTTCCTGCCGTTCGGCGTACTCGCCCTGTGCCCAGCCGTTCCGGTCGATTACGTCCGCGCTGGCCCGCAGGTCCTTCACGGCCAACTCGCGCTCAATGGCGGTCAAGTTCATGCCTGTTCCCCTTCCAAAAGGTCCGCGCATGTGCGCAGCGCAAAAACGACTTCCCAAGAGCGCCGCGCCGGGTGGTCATTCCATCCGGCAACGCAGTTGTCCAAGTACCGCCCGAACGCCTTCATGGCGACCATGTAGCGGGTATAGCCGCGACCGGTGGGAGGCACCGGGCGCCAGGACGTAGCAACCGACACGGCACCGATGACACACAGCGGAGAACGCGCCGGGGAAAGGCCGGGGATCGGCAGGAAGAAGCCCGCCTGATTCCAGCCGTTGCGCTCGATGAGCGCGGCAGCCTCGCGCAGGTCTCTCGCCGCCTGCTTGGCCTGGCGGCGGTTCACGCCTGCGCCCTCTCCACGACGTTCATTCGTGTTCCCCCATCAGGTTGAGGACCGCTTCCGGGTTGGCGTTGCGGGCCGCAAAAGCGGCCTGCGCCATCTGCTGTGTGCACTCGTTCCAGGCCGCGAAGTACGCGGCGTGTACGGCGCCTGTGTGGCGCCTCTGCGCGTCTTCCAGTTCGGCGACGCGGGACGCCAGGGAGGCCCGCTCTCTTTCCAGCTCGACAATCCGCACCGCGCTGGCGCGGGCCTTCGACGCGGCCATAGCGCGCCGTTCGACGGCGCAAGCAAGCTCGGCTCTCAGGCGCCGGTTCTCGCCCGCAATCTCGACCGTCTTACGGGCGTCCATACTCAAACCCCTGCGAGTAGATGTAGAAGGCTTCCCGGAGGCGTGAAGCCTCCGCCATCAGTGCACGCGGCCCGGCCGCATTGGCGTCCTGAAGCTTGAACATGGCGAGCAGCCATGCTTCGTCGTGCAAGCCCTCGTACTCGTTGAGCGAGTTGATAGCTGCTTGGAGCGTGTAGGCCAAGGGACTGCCTTCCTGCCGGTGTTTCCTGCTGGCGGACAAGAACTTACCTCCCTTGACGATTCACCGTCAAGAGAACTACTTGGAACGCAAAAAGGGACCCCCCGCCCGAGGGCGAGGGGTCTACCTGTGTCTAGCGGTCCAGCTTGGACAGGATGCGCCTTTCCAGCTCCACAACCAGATCCTCACGCGAAGCCTGAGCCTCGATGGCGCGACGGTTCGAGTAGGCCAGGATCGGCTGTGTAATGCCGGAATACACGGTCAGCCAGAACAGCAGCCAAAAGCCGTGATCATCGTGAATCCATCCGGTTACTTCGCCAACCACCACGGCGAGCACGGCCACGAGCGTATGAAGGACGCCCGCGGCCGAACCGAACCAGTGGTCGAACTTGTTCAGCAAACGCCGGCCTCCCTTACTTCTGGGGCGGGAGGACCGCCGCGCCAGCCGCCGGAGCGGCCGGAGTCGCAGCCGGAGCCGGGTCGACCGGCCCCGGGCCGGGCGCCGGGGTGTGAAGCGCCGTGTTCACCAGCTGCGCCACGACGCGCACCGGGGTAACCCGGGAACGGATCAGCGGCGCGGACACCGCCACCAGGAACGACGGCACCAGCGACCGCCAGTCGCCGCCGGTCGCGAGAGCGGTAGCGATACCCACGGCCGCGTTGAAGGCCTGGACGATCCACACGGGCTCGTTGGCAAGCTTCAGCTTCAGAAGAGACAGGTTCATGAGACCCCCCGATTGTTTGTGATCAGTACTTGCAGATAGCGGCTTGGGTCATTGGACCGGCCGTAGAGTCCGGTCCGCCCGTGCTCCAAAGCCAGCTCCGCAGGCTCAGGAAGTAGTGCACGTTCGCGGACGTGATAGGGCCGAACCAGCCCGTGACGGGCTGGCTGTAGCCGCGCCCGCTCAGGCACGCCTGAATGCGCTTCACGTCATCCCCGGACATGCCGTAGGACAGCACCCGCACGTGTGCAGGGCTGGTCACCGGAACCGGCGCCTTGGGCGGCGTGGTCTTCGGGGGGACCGGCCCCTTTGGGGGTGCCGGCGTAGGCGGAGTGACCGGCTTGGGCGCCGAGGTCGGCGCCTGCGACGGCACGTTGCCACCCTGCGGAACCGTGATGGTCTGGCCCGGCTGAAGCGCAGTCGGATGCGCGGCCGGACCCGGGTTCGCCGCCAGAAGAGCCGTGAGGCTGACGCCCAGCACCGCGGCGATACCCCAAAGGGTGTCACCGCGCTTCACCGTGTAGAGCTTCGGAGAGCCCACGGTGGTGTTGCCCTGCGAGTCGTACGCCGGGTAGCCGTAGCCGAGAATGAAGCTTGGCCACTCCGTGTGACGGAAAACCCCGTACCGGCCGCCGCGCGGGTTGGTGGAGTTGCCCTCGATCGTGCCGATAGACCCATCGGCGTTGATCTTCTCCACGATGCCGACGTGATCGGCCTCGCCGTCGCCGTTCCAGTCGAAGAACACCACCGCGCCAACGCGCGGCGTCTTACCCCACTGGCCCCGGCCCTTGAACCAGTTCACATGAGACGGGCAGTACGCGAAGTGCCCGATGACACCGGAGGCGCCAGCGGTCGAGCCCACCCACGACACGAACATGTCGCACCAGCTCTCGCTAGGCAGGCCGTACCAGTCGCTGTACAGCGTGTCTCCAGAGCCGTTCTCAATCGTGTTGAGCTGACCCCGTGCGACGTTGAGAACAGTCTCAGCTGTCGTCATCCATACCCCCCTTAATTAGCTCCGGAGCAACAAACCGGAGCACCCCCGTAAGACGCCGGATCTCGCCCCTCAGCGACGTAACTTCGGACGTCAAAGCCTCAACGGCCGCCTCCAGGCGGTCTCCTCGGGCCTTCTGGGCTTCCGCCTCTTCCCGCCAAACCTCATTGGTCGAAACGAGCTTTGCGGCCCTCACGCGGGCACGTGCGCCCGAGCCAAGCCCTAGACCGCCAGCGAGAATGGCGGTCGTTGAAATCACGCTGTCGAAACTCACACCCAGAACCCCCGTTACTGAATGGGCAGGTGGGCGAAGTCCGGGGACAGCGAAAACGTCACGGTCGGGACGAGAGTCCCGCCGTCCGCCTTAGCCGACACCGCAACGGACTCGACCCATGCGAAGTACTGATCTGTTGGCGCGTTCGCCGGAAGGTCCGTAAATACAACACGTGACCCCACGTCCACGCGCATTACCGAAGCCGCTAGGGCCTGGTTGATGACGGTAAACTGTGCGCTGTCACAGCGCGTCGCCGGAACCATGTATTCGGCAAGGAACAGCGACGGCCGCGCGTACTGGTTGAGGTCCGCGTCCCGGACAGCCATCGATTGCCGGTGACTGCCGTACCGCAGGTACGCCGGGTAGTTGTTCATGGTGTAGCTGAACGAACCCTGCGCAAAGTCAACCTCGGTCCATGTCCTGTCGATATCCGACAGGAACAGCAGCGAGGAGTCAGGCGCCGTAGCGTCGAGCGCAGAGAACACGTACGGCACAACCGCGTCAGTACGGTAGGCCCAGTCCTGAATCATCACCGCGCTGTAGCGCGACATGCAGATGAGCCCGCCAAGCTGCTGAACGAGCGTGTTGATACCGTCCAGGCCGGTTGAGCTAGTGAACATGGGAGGGTCCACCAGAGACAGCGCCGACGTAGACGGCGAGCCCGTGACAACCGGAGGGCGCGCCAGGCCACACGCACCTATGAGCCACGGCACCACTGTTTGCGCCGGAGGGCCGTCAACGACAGTCCCTGTCGCGGTATAGCCGTCCACCTTGGACGACTTGAACGCCGAGAGGCGCGTATTCCAGTCAAGGCCCGTGCCGGCGTACGCCGCCGGGGCGTAACACTCGAACGTCGCCGGGGCGATCGTCACGCCAGCGATACTCAGCGAGGCATTCCCCGATATCTGGAACTGTGGAGCAGCCGGGAGAGCCAGGGTATCCGCCGCCGAGGTTGTCACCAGGCTGCCGTTGTAGAACAGTTTCGTTGTGACCGTTGGCGCCGAACCTCCCGAGGTGGTCATCTCAACGGCGACATGGCCACCGTTGAACATGTCATTGGCTGCGCCAATCGATACGTTCGCCGAGTTGCCACTACGGTTAGACCAGCCACAAGAGAAGTAGTGGTAGGTGCTGCCGGCATACATGGAGATGACCGGCCCAAACGCGGTCAGGTACTGGTCTCCACCCGGGTACAGACCCGGGTTCGGATCGGATGTGTTCTGGCGTGGAATGAACCAAAACTCTATGGACATTCCCGCCGCGAGCTTCCCAAAGCTCATCAGGTAGATGGCCGGGGAAGTCTGCCACGTAAGCCCAAGGTTCCCGGTGCCCAGGAAGTCACCCGGCAACGACACCGGGCTGTTGCCCGGGGTGGTAGACAAATACGTCGGGGAGTACGTCATGTTGTTGTACACGGTGTTGCTGTTGCGCGCGTATGCGCCAACAACCTGTTGGTTCGGGTCGATCGGGTTGTTACCCGTCTGCCCGTTCATCTCGAACGAGCCCAACACCCGCCAATCCGACTGAAAGCCGAACGCCTGAGGCGCCTTAGGCAACTGCGTGTCACCCATGATGCGCATCGGATCAGAGCAGGTCGCCACGACCGAAGACGTGTCGTCGTACTCGGTCAAGGACTCCCACTTGTCCACGAAGCCCTGAAAGACGGGCATGGTGCCGTCTCCCGGCGTGAACGCCGGAACCGTCTGCCCCCTAGTCACATCGATAAGCTGAAGGTTCCGAATGGCGGCCTGCCAACCGTACGTAGTACCCGACGACAGGGTTTCGCTTGCGTAGAGCGTGAACTGAAACTCAGGCTGTTGGTAGGTGGTGGGGATCGTGAAAGACCATGAAACCGTCTTCCAAGACACGTCGCCCTTGCTGATGGTCTGGGGCGCAACCGACCCGTTAAAGAACGTCGAAGAGCCCGGGGCAGAGTTCACGGTCGTGTTAACGCCGATGGTCACGCCCGTACTGTTCGCCGCGAAGCGCCACGCGGCCACCTGCGCCTGAAACGTGTAGGTGTTCCCCGGAACCAGCATCCACGGAACGGCGACGCCGTTCCCCGAAGGGCCATACAGCGACAGCGAAGACACAGACGTTGAGTTGGGCGAATACACCGTGATCCCCCCTCCGGGGTACCCAATGTTCGTACCGCCGGCAAGAACCCAAGCGCCAATCTCGTTCACGTCCTGTCCCGCCGGAACACCGTTGTACGTGTCGTATGCCGCGTTCAGCCCCGGCGGCATGAGGTTCTGCCCCGTAGTCGAGAACACCCGCACCTTCCGGCGCGGCAGAATCTTCCCGTAATTCGGGTTGATCTCCTTCACCGAAGCCGAATACAGCCACAGGGAGGAGGAGGCAACGGCCTGTTCCGTGCGCATGACAAGGGACGCCGTAACCGCGCCCGCAGGCGCGACAGCGGCAGCCTGAACCGGGAACCACCAACCAAGGTTCGACCCCGAGTTGGTTGGAATCCGCTTCGTGGAAGTGGTGCCGTGCCGGTAGTGGTCGGCAACGTCCTGCGGAGACAGGGCGTGCCGGTACTGCGCATAGTCCGAAATGTTGCCGGTGAAGAAGGCGTTAGTGGGCAGTGCGGCAAGCGCCGGGGTGCCCGTCGCGTGGGGGAGAGTCGTGTTGTGCGTGATGTCTGCACACCCGACGATCGGGCGTGCCGGGTTGCGGGCGTTGTTGGTGTCCGTGCCCATCACGATGCCGTCAAGGTAGTAGGTGACGCCGTAGGCGTTGCCGGTCACAACGTAGTGGTGCCAATAGCCGTCGTTCACAAGCTGCGCAGACTTGACCTGTGCAACGTTGAGCTTGCTTGACTGCGCGTATAGGTAGCCGTCAGTCCCGACATACAGCGAGGGCCACAGGTTGCCGGAAGTGCCGTCCACGTTGCCGTTCGGGGCAACTGGGTTCGTCCACGACAGGCCGCTGAAGTTGTACTCAGCCAGGATCGGAGCGGCCCCGGTGGTCTGGAACCACAGCTCAACGCTCGACTGGGCGCTGTTGACCAGGTGAACCCCGCAGGCCTCAGCCACGGAGAAGTTCGTACCGGTGAACGCGGCAGAACCCGGGCCTGAGCCCTGGTTCTTGGACCAGGACGTACCGGTGCCGATGTTGTAGCAAACCATGGGGTCAACGCCCACAAGGGCGTTGGACTGGCTCGTCAGGGTCTCGTTCGCGCCCATGCGGTGATAGGTGTCGGGAAGGCTCATCTTCACTACGTCCGCGTACTGCCGATACGCGAAGTCGTAATCAATGCCGGTGGTGATCTCGACCCCGGCCGCGTTGTAGAACGCCAGGCGCGCCGACACGATGCCGGCGGCCGTGGCGGTGGTCTGCATCAGGAACGATCCCCGATACGCCTTCCCGGGCGTCACAGGGACCTTCACGGAGGTGGCCTGGTCTTCCCCAGCAACAGCCGACGTCATGTTGATCTGAAGGGCCGTGGAGCTTCCCAGGTACCCCGCAGGCGGGTTCATGCCGCCGGCGATCGACAGGGCCGAGTGCGGGCCGTGAGCCCACTGCGTCGCGTCGCTGGTGTTCTTCGCCGCGAGCGGAAGCAGCTCCGGGCCGTACGGGCGGCCTGGCGTGTAGGCGCCGTTCCAGTTGTCGAACTCGATCGTTGCCGTACCGGTCTGCACCTGGTCCAGCTCGGTCGAGCGACCGCGCTGAGTATCGATCGCCGTAACGTCCGAGCTGACATCGGACCACTGAACGGCCTTGTCCCCGGGAAGGCCGGTCCAAGAGACGTGAACACCGAGTGTTGTAGCCATAGCTAGAAGGCCCCCACGCCGAAGCGTGGGGGCCGTTCACCCCTCCCCGTAAATTGATGCTTAGACGATGCCCGTAAGGCCCGTCTTGCCGCCGTTCTGGCGGCCAATCTGGCGGATCTGGTCACGGATCGCCGTAGCCATGTTCTTCGCGAAGTCCCGCTCAGCCTGAATGCTCCCCGCCACGTTGATAGTGACGTTCACGGCCGGGCCTTGAGAGCCCGTAGCGGGCCCCTGAAGGCCCGTAGATCCCCAGAGCTGGCCCGCGTTGCGGGCGTTCATTGCTGCCGCCGCAGCGGCCGTCTGAGACTGTTGACGGAACGCCGCCGAGAACTTGCTAGCCGGAACATTCACCATGCCCACGATGGCTTCATGGGCTCCCTGCGCCTTGTCCTGAACGCCGTTGATGAAGCCCTGTGCGGTGTGACCGCCAACCTCCATGAACAGCCTGGAAGGCGACTTGATGCCAAGGAACGACAGGGCGCCGTTATAGGCGTCCTTGATCGCGCCCACCACGGCATCCTTCACGCCGGATGCCATGTTCACGACACCCTGAATGAAACCCTTCATCATCTGAGTACCGGCGTCGAAAAGCCACGTGTTGATGTCCCAGAAGAAGCCAAGGATCGTCTTGTTGAGCCCCAAAAACCACTTCCAGGCCCCCACGGCGCCCTTAGTGATTCCGTCAAGCAGGCCGCTCAGGATGTCCACACCGGACTGTACAAGCCAGACGTGCGCCTTAACGAGGTATCCGAACATCTTTCCCGGAAGCTCAACAAACCAGGTCATCAACCGGCCGGACCAGTCAAGGAAGTTCCGCCACTGCTCAGTGACGAAGTGAGAGAAACCGTTCTTTACGTCCAACCAGCCTTGAGACCAAAGCTGTTTGACGCCCTCGATGGACTTGGACCAAAGCTTGGTGATGTTGTCCCACAAGCCGGTCATGAAGTCCCAAGAGTCCTTGAGTGGCCCCGTGATGGCGTCACCAATGGCCTTGAACCCCTCAACGGCGAACTTCAGCAGCTTGCCGAAAATAAGCGTCTCGACAAGGCCCACGATGGCGTTGAAGATCCCGGCAACCATCTCCTTAATGCCGGTCCAGGCCTTAGACCAGTTGCCCGAGAAGACGCCCGATATGAAATCCAAAAGCCCTTGGAAGAACTCGATAACGCCCTTCACGACAAGGAACACGCCGTTCAGGAAGCCCTTAACCGCGTCGATCAGAGGGCCACCGAACACGTTCAGGACCCACTGAAGCACAGGCTTCAGGATTTCGAAAAGGCCCGTTAAGGAGTCGATCAGGGTAAGGATCAGCTTTCCCAGGTCCGAGAAAAGCGGCTGCATCTTTTGCCAGGCCCAGTCGAGCAGCGGAATGATCTTCTTGTCAATCCACTCCGCAAGCATCGCTAGAATCGGCTGAAGCTTAGACCACATCTTGTCGATCTTCGGAACAAGCTCAGTAGCGATCCACTCAGACAACCGCTTGAACGCCGGAACAATGTCCTTCTCGACGAACTTACCGATGTCCCGAAGGATCGGGCCAACGTCCTTCCCCAGGTCCTTAGCGATCTTCAGAACGACAGGCGCAAGCGCCTCGAAGATCTTCAAACCGTCCTTCATGATCGGGACCACGTCCCGCTGAATGACCCGGCCGATGCCCTTCAGCTCCGGAATCAGAACGCTCCGGATGAAATCGCCCAGACCCGCGAACAGCTGGGACGCGCCCGAGCTGCCGCCCGTGCCGCCGCCAGACATGCCCTTAGAGAACGCGTCCCACGCCTGAGAACCGAACTTGCCGAACTTCTGCAAGGCGCCCGGAAGGGCATCAACCATCGGCTGTAGGAAGGCTGCGAGCTTCGGTGCGGCCTGCATGTAGAGGTGCTGAACCGTGGATTCCACGGTGGCCCGCAGCTCGTTGAACGTACCCGACAGGCCGTGAGACTTGGCCTGCGCGATCGCGCTGGCCTCGCCCGTGCGGTTCATCAGAGCGATGTACTTCTGAAGGCCGCCGCCACCCTGGCGGATAGCCGCAAGGATCGGCTCCACGCCGCGAGCACCAAAAATGTTCTTCAGGTACGGCGCGACCTTCTCAAGGCTGTGCGAGTCCAGGCCCTTGCCGAACTTGTCTTGAAGCTGCTGGAAGATGTCCCCCAAGGGGCGCATCTTGCCGGAGGCGTCGAACGCCTCAAGGCCAATAGCCTTCATCGACTTGGACGCCGCCGCCGTAGGCGCCGACATGTTCAGCAGCATCTGACGGAACGCCGTACCGGCGTTGGTGCCCTGGATACCGGCGTTCGCATACATGGCCATGACGCCGGCAGTGGTCTGCAAGCTGATGCCGTAGTCGTGAGCCGCGACGCTCACGTACTTCAGGCCATCCGCCATGTCCTGAAGCGTCTGCGTACTCGTGTGAGTCGCGTTCGTCAGCGTGTCCGCAACCATGGTCGCGTCCGTGGCCTTCAACCCGAATGCGTTCAACATCCGGGTCATTTCCTTGGCCGACTCCGAATAGTCGGTGTTGGTGGCCTTAGCCAGAGCCATAGTCGGCTCAAGCTCAGTCATGGCGTCCTTAGAGGACGCCCCGGCCTTAGTCAGCTCGTACAACGCCCCTGAGGCGTCCTCGACCGTCTGCCCCATCTTCGCGAACTCTGGGGACATGCTGTACAGCTGGTTCTCAAGGGTCTTCATCTGACCCGTTGTCGAATGCGTGAACGCCTGAATGGCGTTCAAGTTCTGCTCGTAGCCCGAGCCAATCTTGTAGAACTCGTCAGCGACGAGCGCAGCGGCGCCGACAGCGCCAACCGCGAACAGGCCGATTCCCTTAGCGGCGCCCCCCAAGGCGCCCATAATCCCGGAGCCGTGGCTATCCGCCGCGTGGTGAGCGCCCTCAAGGCCGTGCGACAACTCCCCGAGGGCAGTAACCGCGCCCAACGCGTCACCCGCGATGATGACGCGGAGAATCTTCTCACCAGCCGCCACGGTTTCCCCCCGAATCCCGTAGATACTTCGCATGGGCGAGGTACACGCGGTACTCGCCAAGCGTTAACGTGCGGATTTCGGCCGGAGTCCAACCATAGAACTGGGACAAGAGAGCCCAGTCCTTAAGCCGTTCCAGCCTTACGCGTTTCCCTCCGCGTCCGCCTCCGTGAAGTTCAACTCGGTGACCTTCACGTTGCGTGCGTCGTCCAGGGTGAACGCCGGGTTGTCACGGCGCTTAGTCAGATAGACCAGCGCCTTAATCACGGTGATAGAGAGCTGCGCCTCACGCAGTGGACGGCCCTTAGCGTCCTTCTTCTGCTTGCCGTTCTCGTCGAGAACCGGCTTGGCCGCTAGCGCGTCCTGAAGCTGCATGCCGGTGATGTTCTCGAAGTCCTCAAGGTCACCGATGGACAGGTCTTCCGGGTTCAGGTTCAGAGCAGACATGAGAAACCCCCAAAGTAAAAGGCCCCCGCGCGGGACGGGGGCTAGTCAGTCGAAACGCCGGAATCGGTAACGTGGAAACCGGCAACGCGCATCAGCGCCAGCATCGAAGCCATGTATTCGGACTCAACCTTGGCCTTCTGTTCCCGAATGGCCGGGTACAGGAAGTAGCCCACGCCGCCGGCAGGGCCAGACTCCTTAACCCACTGGTTGCCTGTCCAAGGCTTGAACTGGTTGTAGCGCTTAGCGCCGAACTCGGCGCCAAACGCGAACGGCATACCGCGCCCAAGGCGCACAGACGCCTGACGGGTAGCCTTAGACGTGGCCAACGACCCGGCCGCCTTAGCGGCAGTAGAACCGATCGAGTTGGCCTTAGCGGCGGCGGCATCCTTAACGATGTCCGCCGCCTTCTTGTTCACGTCCGCAACCTGCTTAGCAACCTCCGGGGCAGCCACTTTCACCTGCGCCAGAAACTCATACAGGCCTTCAACCTGAATCTTCTGTGAGAAGTCGTTGCTGTAGTTGCTGGTGAACTGCTTACCCCGGGACGCCATTACGGCGTCAGGTCCTTCGACGTGTACACGATCGTTATCGGCTGTGTAGTGCCGTCGTCCATGACAGACCCGGTGAACGAGATTTCCGGAATCTTCGCCCCGTCGATGTGAGGCGGGCCCACGTCGAAACGGGCCTGCGGAATGGTGATGGACAGGCCGCCACCCTGCGGGGTGGTGAAGTTGGCCGTGATCGCCGCGGTGGCCCCGGCGTTCGTCAAAGACGCAACCCGGTTGAACTGAGTCATGCCGTCGAACTCGCCCTTAAGCTCCCAAGTCAGCTTTCGGTGTTCCTGCTCAAGCGGCTCCTTCTTGAAGCCGTTGTTAGCCATGAAAAACCGGTCAACCTTCAGGGCGTTATCGCCCTTCAGCATCAGGTCGTGCGCAGCAAAGGAAGTGCCGCCAACCGTGACAGTGCCGCCCACGTAGGTGAACAGCTGAGACGCAACCGGATAGGTCGGAGTGGCCAGCGCCAGAGCGCCAGCCCCGGGGCCTATGTGCTCCTCCGCAAAGTCCATGTTCAGAGTCAGCTCAAGGATGCCGTCCACGGCAGCCGCCAACTCCCAGTTGTGAACCTTGCCCCCGGTGTACGTGAACGGCGTCAGGCCGCCGGACGTGTCGTAACGCCCGGCCTGCCAAGTCGTAGACAGGCCCGTCAGGGTGCCCAGCGTTGCCGTATACGGGGTGAACCCGCCCGTGGGTGTGCCCGTCGCGACAGCGCCGAGCATGTGCTTCAGCAGAAGTCCGAAGCCGGCATCCAGAACCTCAAGCTTCACGGAACCGTCCGCGCCCTTGAAGTTCGGCGCCCAACGGTCAGTGCGCAGCACCCGGTTACCCGCCCTGACGCCCTTAGCGTCGATGCGGGAATACTTCCCGCTGAAGCTCTCGGTCTGAAGCTCGAAGAACCGCGCCGGAGCAATCGGCGTGTCATAGGCGGTCTCTTCGGCCATCCCTAGAAAACTGTCGTGGACGCTATAGACGGTCATTAGCTCACACCCCCGTAGACGGCGTCAGAACAGCCGCAGGAACGGCCGCAGGAACGACGCTCACGGCCGGAGCCGGAGCCTGGATAGCCGGGGCCTCAGCAGGCCCCGCAAGGGCCGTAGGCGCCACGACAGGCGCAGGTGCAGAAGGCTGATCGGCAGTGAAGTTCTGAAGAAGCAGAGAAGCCGCAAGCTCGTCCGCGACCGGGACCGAAACCCCGCGAGTAAACACGGTGCCGTCAGGCGCGGTAACCGCCGTGAACGGGCCCGTGTAGGTGATGGCCGTAGCCAAGATGAACCCCCCGATTAGACGCGCGCTATGACGCGCAGTTCCCCGTGAACCTGCCCCACCCAGCGGTCATCCGCAGGGAACGAAAGCAGCTTGCCGGGGTTGTAGATAGACGAGACGACATAGGCCAACCCGAGACCCGGGTTGGCCTTGAAGAACTGCTCAAGACGCTGGTTGATGGCCGCTGCTTGAGACTCCGCCTCGAACGAAGAAGACGCCGTTAACATCACCTCGGAAATCAGATCCAAGGTGAAGATTTCCTGCTTGGTCTTAAGGGTCTTCCAGTCCTCGTTTTCCCAGCGGATGCCGCCGAGAAGCACCCACTGTTGAGGCTGGTCCCTCGGGTCTGGCCCCCAGACGATGTCAATCCCGGTGAGCCCGGGATCGGCCTGCAAGGCGGTCTGAACGGCCGCCTTAACCAGAAGCGCGTTGGTGCTGTTGTTGCCGGTCATACCGCCACCACGCCCTTCGGGGCGATCGTGTAGCGGGCAAGAACCGCGTCCACGTCAGGAATGCCGGTCTGCCACACGCCACTGCCCGGCGTAGCCAGAGTGAACGAACCGCCCTCGGTGGCGACGAAGGACGTTGCCCGGTCGGGGATGCCGGAGGCGACAGACGCCAGGATGAACCGGCCGCGCTGTACAGCAGCCCGATACAAGTCGTTAGGGACGTGCTGGAACCCGTATTCGTAGGTGACAACCGTCAGGCCCGGCCCTGGCGTGCCAGAGCCGATCGAGCCATTCCACAACTGTGTGAGCGTCGCCGCTTGAAGCGTCGGCAGCCCCGTAACCTTGCCGATCGGGTCAAGCTGAAGCATCGTCACGTCCTGCGCGACACCATCGATCGTGACCGAAACCAGCTTGGTTACGTCCGCGTGCGGCAGAAGCAGAAACCCCGTGTTGTCGAGCGTCGTCGTGTACGTGTCACCCTTAGGCACGAACGACCGGCCGCAGATGCGGGCGAACTCGTCAGTGACCGCGCTACGCGCGGCGCTGAGCGCCGCAGTGGGGAACTTCGACGTGTCGGAGAAGGCCCTATCCGCCGCCCTCAGATCGGGCAGGTTGAACAGGGGAGAACCGATAACGTCAATCTGTGTGGTCTGCGAGAGGGAAGAGCCCGCCCACGCCACGGTGAGTGTCCCTAGCGCCGTCTGCGCCGGGATGGGGAACGAGTAGACACCTGTTGAAACGCTTGTGGCCGCGCCGGAAGCAACAGACGTGCCGGCCTGGTTAGTAACCGTGACCGTGACGGCCCCGGCGTCTACGGCCGTCTCATCCGTCATGAACGTGGCACTAAGCGTTCCCGAATAGCCGCGAAGAAGAGACAACCGAACCCCCTCGGGAAGAAGAAAGGGGCAGGGCCGTTAAGCCCTGCCCCTACGAATCACTTACCGAGCAGGGTCTTGAGAGCGCCGGTCGTGTCCGACAGGCCGCCGTCACCACGCCAAGTCACCTTGTACGACACCAGGTCGGAACCCCAGCCGTACTCGAAGCTCTTCTCAACCTGAATGCCGTTGACCTGACGCACGTAGTACGTGTTGAAGTCGCCGAACAGGACACAGTTATTGCCGGTGGCGACAAGGGGCATGTTGATGTCAGTGACAACCGGCTTGCCCATCAGCACGTCCGGGGCGCCGGACACAAGGCCGGGCTGCCACAGGTACTGGCCGTAGGCGTCTTTGACGCCGCGCAGCTTGCCCACGGTGGCGTCAGCCATCAGGAACTTAGCGCCGCCCCGGTAGGCGTCGATCACGCTGTAATACAGCGCAATGATGTCATCACCGGAAATGGCACCGATGGTGCCCATGGTCGTACCCACGTTGGCCGCGACAGCGGCCGTCAGAACGCCGCTAGGCTGGCCGCCGGCACCGGTACCCACCAGAAGGTCATGGGCGACCTGACGGCCCGCCATGATGCCCGCCTGCTGAGCGATGAAGCCTGCGATGTCAATCCCGGAGTCTTCAACCATCTCCTTGCTGACCTGCACGATCACGCCATACTTGTGGGCGCCCAGAGTGAATTGGTTGAACGCCGCGTCACTGGTCGGGAAAGTGGTGTTCTCCGCGACCGTTGCGACGGTCGGCCGCGCAGTCAGACGCGGGAACGTCATCGGGTTGCCGGACTGGGTCGTGATGATGGTCGGACCGGCCTGCCACACGCCGATACTCGGCAGCATGTATTCCAGCACCCGAGCAACAAAGGTGGTCGGAATCGTAGCGCCAGCGTTGGCCGCAACGCCGGTAGTCGCAACGCGGGACTCAGCGCCATTCAGCGCCGCTCGGGCCTCCTCGCCCGGCCGGATGTACAGGTCATTGCCGATGGTGATTGACTTGCCGTAGTCCAGGCCCCGAATCTCCTCGGACAGGCTCTGTCCCTGCGCCTGGCGGCCCTGGTCGCCGGAGAACACGCCGGGCTTCGCGCCCAGAGCGATAGCGCGCTGACGCAGCTCCGCAGCGTCCCGCTCCCGCTCGCCCTCCTCCACGATCGAACGGGCCTCAGTGCCCAGCCGGTCAAGGTCCGCGTCCATCCGGTCCAGCTGGCTCCGCTGCTCTGCGGTCGGCTGCTCGCCCGCCTTCACGACGTCGGTAACCGCCTTGCGCTGCTCGAAAATCTGCGCCCGCTGAGTCAGCAGGGCTTCGGCCTGAGCCGCGTAGTTAGTCAAGGTATTGCCTCCCCCTAGGGGCCGCCTTAGCGGCATACGAAAGAGGCCCGCCCCCCGTCTATTCGGGGCGAGCCTCTGAAGTGATGGAGCCGAGCGCCTTAGGCGCGACCCCTAAGCCGAATCGCCCGAAGGGCGGTCCGAAGAACGTCGTTGCTGTCCGGTGCCGGCGGAATCGGATTCCAAGAACCCGCCATGTCGTCGGCAGTGAGGTCCCAGCCGCGGGCCTCACACGCGAACTGAAGCGCCCTGGCGGCGCCCTGAACACCCGATTCGGTGTCCTCATAGGCCGGGTAGGTCACGGGGCTGACGTCGAGTAGGTCAACGTCGATCAGGGTCCGCAGGCGGCCCCGGCCCTCCTTCTGCCAGTCGTCCAGGCGGACGCGGAAGCTGAAAGACGACTGTGTGACATCCCCGCGCTGCATCGACTCGGCGAGGTCCCGCGCGTAGGACGTATCCGGGGCGTCCACCTCGTAGTGAAGGCCCGTGGTGTCCTCGGAGAGCTTCAGCGTGCCCGCCGCCGTGCGGCCCAGGATCAGGCCCGGATTGTGGTTGATGAGCGCTCGCACGTCCTGGCCCTCGTTGAGGGCGCGTCCGAACGCGCCACCTCGGACGGTTTCGATGAAACCGCCCAGGTCGTGACTGCGGGTGTCGAATTTCGCGGCGTAGCCCTCGAAAGTCCACTGGTCCCCGGTGTTGGTGATGTTGAACGCGGTATCCACAGACCGCCGCTCAAGAAGGCTCATCGCTTCCCCTTCGGTGCGTTTGCTGTCGGTTGTCGGGGAGGCTGTTGCTGGTCCTTCTGACCCTGAGGGCCGTCCGGCGCCACTCCGTCCTGAGTGGCCGGAGGCGTGTACTCGAACGAACCGGCGTCGCCGCCGTCAACGGTGTCCGGCTGCTTGTTCTTGTCGCTGTACGTCGGCAGGTTCTCGTCAATCCCGATGACGTTGACCGGCCGGAACCACTGGTCACCCTTGCCGCCAGGAATCGGCGGTTCGCCCTCTTCGGCGCGAACCTCATCCGGCGACTTGATGCCGTTCTGAATGGCCAACGCATGCGCCTGATAGCGCTCGGAAAGCTTCGCCCTCATGCGGGCGTCCATGTTGAAGCGCATGGTCTGAAAGCCGGGCAGGAGGAACGTTGAAATGGCCTGCTCAACGCGGGCCGCCCACGGGTGGAACGTGTCCTGTGCCAACTGGTAGTTCTGCTCTTCAACGCCCTTGCCCCAAGACGACGTGACCGCCGGGTCAACCCGGTACGCCGGCACCCTGTAGAACAGGGCAATATCGGCCTTGGTGAAGTTCCGTGTCTGCAAGAACTGGGACTGCTCGGGGGTGATGGTGATCGGGTGCCAGGTGGCACCACCGGTTAGAACGCCCACGGCGTGGCTGTTGGCCACGCCCTGATGGCGCTTCATGAAATCCTCTTTGAGGCGCTTAGCCTCATCGGGGTTCATCTTGCCTGCGGTCTGAATGATCCCGGACATGTAGGCACCCTGAGAGAAGAACCGCGCCCCGAACTCCTCAGTCACCATGCTGACGCCGATAGCCTGCCGGGCCGCCTCAAGCGGGCTAAGGCCCGTCAAGTAGCCGGGCATCGACATTGCCGGAATGTGAAGGATCTCGGTTGAGTCCATCGTGGTCCCGTTAACGTCAAAGAGGATGTCCGTAGAGCCCTGCTCCGGATACGGGTACACCCACGACGGATGAATGGGCCACAGTTCCACAATGTCGCCGTTGGCATTGCGCAGCGTGAAGATGTAGGCGTTGCCCGCGACAAGCAGTGACATGAAAACGCGCTGCCAGAAGTCAAACGGGGTCATGCGGTAATTGGGCTTGCGCAGCCATGCCGGCGCCCGGACATAGTCCGTGGTGCCGTCCGGGTATTCCTTGTAGATCTGGACCGGCAGTGACGCGATAGCGTCACAGATGAGCCCAACACAGTAGTAGACCGCCGAGACCTGCATAGCGGTCTGTTCGTTGACCTGCTTCCCCGAGTAGATCGGGTCATTGGCGAGGAACGCGTTACGGACCCAGTCAACAGGGGGCTGTGAAGACAGCCACCCGAGACCCCCCGTGCGCTTCTCGATACGAGAGAAGAGACTCACCGGTACTCAGGCCCCCGCTCAGCCATAGCATCCTGACCCTTCGGGGTCAGGGCCCAGCCCCACAGGGCCAGCAGAACGCCAAGCAGAATCCAGCCCAGAGGCGTATAGATCTGAGCCACGCCGTAGGCGATCACGCCCAGCCCGGCACTCTCGATAATCGACGCAACCCAAGCCGACACGCGGCTACGCTTCTCCATCAACCCACCCCCGTTAGTCATCGGTCAGGCTGACAAAACCCGCCTCTGCGTCGTCTTCAGTGAATGCAACAAACAGCGCGTTCAGCAGCGCGCTAATGCCGTCGATCTTGTCGCCAGACTTGGCCTTAGAAGGCTTGAACAGGCCTTCCCCCGTGTACTGGACCTCTACGTTGTCCGCCATCCAGCGGAGAACGGGGTTACCGCCGTGGTGTAGAAGGCCCTGCGCAAGAAGGCTTTCCAGCCACTTGCACGGGTCCGTCATGCGGGCCGAGGTCTGGGGCGCCTTAACGCCGTCAAGCCCGCCGTCTTCAAGCTCGCTCACTAGGTGCGTGGCGTTCCACGGGTCATAGCCGAACAGGTCAATGCAAAAGTCTTCGGCGTCTTGGGCTATCTCTTCCTTCACCACGTTGTAATCCGTGGTGTCAGAATCGGTGATGGTGAGGTAACCGAGGTCCCGCCAGTACTCAAGGGTTTGGCGCTGCGCCCCGCGGGCTTTAAGCGCCTTGCGCGGTATCCAGAAGCGGGGGAGAAGTGTGAAGCCCTCGGCGTCCGGGTCCTCAGGGGAGCCCGGGAAGAGCAGAACCCACGCGGTGAAGTCGCTCACGCTCGCCAGGTCCAGGCCGGCGAAGCAGCAGCGGCCCTTCAGGGCCTCCCGCGACACGGCCTCAGCCGCGTTCGCGTCCCACACGGCCATGTCTAGCCAGCGCTCCGCCTGGCTCACCCACTGGTTCAGCCGGAACACCCGGAAGGCGTTCTCAGCGGACGGCTTCGACTCGGCCTCTATGGCTTCGGATCGGAGGTTTCCAAGGCTGAGGAAGTCGCCAAGGGCGGGGTTGGCGTGGTACCAGCCGGTTGCGGGCTCTCCGGTGTCGGGATCGCCTGGCTTCCCTTCGTCTCGCCAGTCCCAATCGCGCGGTGTGTTTCGCATGAACACATACCGGGCGGGGTCGCCGGAAGGGTTGGCGAGGAGTTGTTCTCCATACTCGTGTTCCTCCAAAGCGAAACGCGCCGACGTGTACGCGGCGGTAGTGGTAGCAATGAGAATCGGCTGACGTCGGGTACCGAATCCTTGGCGCATCGCGTCCCACAGGTGCCGGTCTTTCTGGGTCAGAACCTCGTCAAAGAGGACCATTGACGGGTTGGTGCCAAGAGCGCCAGAGGCGTCTCCGGGCAGCACCGCATAGAACGAGTTCGTAGACGGGTCGATGATGCGCTTCTTGGACGAGACCACCACGAGCCGCTTAGACAGGATGGGAGACAGCTCGACCATCCGGCGGGCCACGTCGAAAACCAATGAGGCTTGGTCGCGGTCAGCCGCGACCGAATACACCTCGGCCGACTCTTCCCCGTCGCCTACAAGGCCGTACAGGGCGAAGCCGGAGGCAAGCTCGCTCTTGCCGTTCTTGCGAGCCATTTCGAGCCACGCAACGCGGTACTGGCGTACCCACTCGTCGTACTGCTCGTCATAGCCCATGGTCCCGAAAAGCGGGACCACAATGTCATTCTTTTGCCAGTCGGCAAGCAAGAAAGGGGTTCGGGCGTGCCGGCCCTTGGTGTGGACGAGCACCTTTTCGAAGAAGTTCACGACGCGGTCAGCCGCGCCCTGGTCCCAACGGAACAGGCCCTCGGCGGCGTCCTGCGGAGCGTGGGGGGCGAGAAGCATCCGCACCCCCAACGCATGCCGAAAGGCCCCCGTGGGGACCTCTCGGGCTGTTCTAGAAGCGGATGGTGGTTAGGCCGTCAAGGCCCCTACGCCGAACTGCCGCGCCATCTGGCGCCAATCGCGGGTGTCCGTCTCGACCGATGTAGTTTCGTTGACGCGGCAACCCGCGCACCGCCCCTCAGAGACGACGGGGCGATCACACTCGGGGCACTCGTGCCTACGGACCTGCGGGGCCGCCTGAGGGGCCTCTACGGGCCGTACGGACGGCATCTTGTCGTTGAGGCGACGGCGTAGGAATGCCGCCGGGTGGCTGATGCTCTCCGGAAGGGCCAGCGTCAGCACCGCAGCGAAGCGCCGCTCATCGGCGCCCCGGTCAAACCATTCATCCGCAAGAGGCGTCAAGGAAACTACCTCGGCGGCAGACAGATGCAGACGGCCGTCGATCTCCGCCAGGCCCGCAAGGGCCTTTTCCGATCGAGTCATCTCGACCGAACCAGTCCCAACCGGGGGTTGGGTTTGGTTTGGGTTTTGAACCTGGTTCTTTAGGTTTTGATCGACCGAGAGGCCGGATTCCCGGTCCTTCGGGCTCTCCGCGCCGTCCATCGGAACGTCAGAGATGGTCAGCTGGATACCCCGGAACTGGGTACCCGTCGCGTGCTGCGCACCGCGCTTCAGATGCCCCGCGTCCTCAAGCTCCTGCATGGCCCGAGCGATGGCCTGCCGGCCCTCCCGTGACCGCGTGGCCAGCGTCTTTGCGTTCTCCATGGTGCCATCCGGCAGCGACACCAGGTAGGCCAGCAGACCCCGGGCCGTGAACGACAGCTCGTGGTTCTGGGCAGTGTCGTTCGGGATCACCACGAACCGCGTGGTGGGGTTGCTACGCTGAATGCGCATCGGGGGTCCTGTCCCTGGTGAGCTATGGAGCGGGGACCGTTGGCGCGGTTCCCGCTCTCTCTTAGGGAAGAACGTAGCACCCTTGACGCCGTCAAGGGAAGTAAGTAGTTCGGTCCGAGGTTCCGACCGAACGGGAACCCGATCGCCCGGGTTTTGTTCAGTGGTGTGCGCGCCTGTGATGCGGCGTCTTGTGGTGCGTCTTCGGGGTGTGCTTCGGCGCGTGCGCCTTGGTCGGCGCGTGGTGGTGCGGGTGTGGCACGTGCGCCTTGTGCACGTGCGGCGTCGCGTGGTGGTGGTGGACGTGCGCCCCTGCGCGGGGCGAGCGGTGCGAGCTGTGCCCAACCACGACCCCCGGTAGCTTCACGTCCTTCGGGGGTTTCACAGGCCTCACGCCACGAACCGCCCTCGGCGGTTTCACCGCCCTCACCCGGGGAACCCTCGGGGTTTTGATGCCGACGAGCCGTGCCATGTGCCCCCCCGGGTCAAAACGCGTTGAATTATCGAATTTTTGTTCTGCTCATTCAGTGCTCTGAGCTGCGACGTAATGGGCGACACGCCCATGGGGGTTACGCGGCACGCCGATCCGTGTTGCAAACGATCTCGCGCCCGGGAGAGGGTCCCAACTATCGGTGCCACCCACTTCGGGGCAGCACCCTGACGGAGGGAGCCCACCATTATCGAACTGCTACGAGCCTTGCTTGGAGGAAAGCAAGCTGGCGAAGCGGTCCGGTCGAGTCTGGACAACTGGGGCCGGACCGCTCGCCTGGCATTTCTGCTGATCGCTACCGCTGTTGCGGCTGTGATCTACGCCCGCTTCAGGTAGCAGGCGCCACCCACCATACAAGGCGTTGGCGGGAGGTCCCGGGGAGTCAAGCTCAACCCGGGGCCTCAACCGCTCTCCAGCGGCCCCCCGCGTCCGCTGGAAACCTCAGCCGCTCAACAGCGATTCCATGTCGAAGCCGTCCGTACCGTCGTCCGGCACCTGGAGACGGGTGCGGGTTGCCGGCGTAAGGCCGTACTGCCCGCCAACCTTCATCATCAGGTCTGCGCTGTCGCGCATGATCTGGGCGGCCGGGTTCTTCGCCTTGCCGCCCCGGTAGGAGTCGATCAGGATTCCTTCAGCGCGCACGATTTCGGAGGCCTGAACGTACGTGGCCCACGCCTCGCAGTACACGGCGAGGGCGTGACCATCCACCACGGTCAGCAGCCCGATGCGGGCCAGCTCCGGGACTAGTTCCCTCCAGGCGGACCGCGCGCGGCCCTTCAGCCAGGAAGGCATCCGCGGTTCGCCCTTTAGGGGCTGAGGTTCATTCTCTGGTAGCGGCCTGTTGCCCGGATTACCGGTCAAGACTTTTAGGTGAGTCGGTTTCGGCAACGGCCCCGGCAAAGAATTCACCTCCTTCGGTGGTTCAGCTTCCTAGAGTTACAGGGTCGGCACAGAACTTGTATGTTGTGGAGTTCGTCTGACCCTCCTCGCGAACGCGGAATGATGTGATCGGCGGTGAGGTCAACGACCGAACCGCACGTGACACAAAACGGATTGGCCAGCCGCGCTAGGCGACTGTTGGTCGCCCACGCAGATGTGTACCGGGCTTCTGCCCGGTGCTGCGGGCAAAAAGCTTCACCGAGAGGAACTAGCCGCCGGCATCGGCGGCACATAGAGCGAGGGATGTTGAACCCCCCTCTAAGAGCATCGGCCTTAAGGGCCGATGCGACATGCGCCCCTCAAGGGCGCCATGTGTCACCCCGCCGGGGTAAGCCGGCGGGTAGTTGAAGCGGCGGTAGCCCGAAGGAGCGAACGCCCTGGCTCGCGCGCCTTACGCGCGCTATTAGGCTCGCCTTAAGCGAGCCTGTAGGGGGTTCGCTCTGGCGGCGAACCCCTTCAGGGGTTCTTGTGGGGTGACAGCCCCTCTCGGGCTGGCGCCCTTCGGGGCTTCTACGGAAGCCCTGTTCAAGGGCCAGTATTGGCCCCCCCTACCCCCCCACTTATAGAACACATGACCTCTCTTCGGGGTTGCGGACACTTCCGGCTCTCTAGCCGCTGTGCCCTTCGTCACACCACACAGCGTGATCCGCCAGGATCAGAGCTGTAACCGATGAGAAGCCGTGAAACTTCGCACTTATCTCGCTTGACGACGACCCTTCGGCGGTGCCAAGCTGTGCCCCGCAGGGCCTTCAACGGCCCCCACGTCGAGCTTTTCGACCGGGGCCCCACTGAGGGCCCTGTTTGCTTTGCGGTGCAAAACGCCGGCCAAATGTGCAGCGTAAAAAATAAACCTGCGCGGGTCCTCGCCATATCGGACATTACGCTTTTGACCCCCCTATCCCTGCATCTTTGTTTCCGATCATTCGTTTTGTGTTTCAATGTGAATGCATTGGTTGTATTCGGACATTCGAGTTTGCATGGTTGATTGATGTGACATGGGTGTACCCCCCGACCGTGGTCGGTCGGCCGGAAGCGTGAAACCGGGGGTGGGTATGCGTTTCCGGGGGATGGGTTAGGCGCCCTTGGCAGGGCTTGACGTGCCCGGATGCTGTGTCTTGGGGTGTGCCTTAGTGGGTGTGCTGCCGGTGTCTGTGTGGGCTTGCTGGTGACTTGTCTTGTCTTGGGTGTGTGTGGTGGGGGTGGGTGTGTGATCTCGGGGGGATGGTTCGGGCTGCCCGTGTGGCGCCCTGCCGTTGGCTGGCCGCTGTGCCTGCCCGTCTCGGCCGTGGTCGGCCGTGTGCGTGGCTATGGGGCCGTGTGCGGGTGTGCTGTGTGCTGTGTGGCTTGGCTGGCACGTGGCTTGGCTTGCCCGGCTTGGCTAGGTGTGGGTGTGGGATGTGAACTCCGGTGGCTAGCTGCGCCCTTGACACGTAGTTCCGTTGACGGCTTTACTGAGGCCCGCCAGCAAGAAACGGCGGGCTGTACAGCAGCCCACGACGGAAGGAAGCGAGCCATGGTGGCTCTGCTCTTGGCCCTGATAGCGGCCGTGTTCGGTGGGAACGTCCACCACTACGACAACCCGGGTCAGTCGGGCGTGTACGTCCAGACGGACAGCACGCACTGTGTCGGTTTCGAGTACCGGGGCGAGGTCGGCTGGTTCGGCAACATCGCGGGCCTGACGGGTGGCGACTGCGCATGAGCGTCATCACTTGGGAGCGACGCGCTAGTGACCGCTGGTCCGCTTTCGATGGCGACTCGGGAAGTGTCGTCGCCACGGTGTCGCGTGGCCTGTCGCAGTCCTGGTTCGCCACTGCGGACATGTCGCTGATCCCGGGTGTGTTTCCGTCTGCGGACGTTGCCCGCTGCGCGGCCTACTGGTTCCTGCGGGATCAGTCTCGGTGGATGCAGGCGCGGGAATGGTGGCTGCGCCAGGTGGACGCAGCCCTAGAGGGTGACGGACCGTCGTTGACGTGGGGACAGGTTGGGCAGGCGCGCCGGTACGGCGTGTGGATGGGTTAGCGCGGTAGGAAGGCCCGTCCCTTTCGGGGGGCGGGTCTTTTGGCGTTGTCGGGTGTTGGTCAAACCCGAGAGGGCCCCTTTGGGGGCCCTTTCTGTTGCCCACGTATCGCGCTTGACGACTGTTGCCGTTTCTCGGCGCCGTGTGGCGCTTCTCGCGGCCCCGTAGGGCCGTTCTGGTGTGGCTAGACCCTGAGGGGTCTGCTAGGCCGTTAGGGATGCCGCTAAGGCCATTCGTTGCTTGGGTCGATGTCAGGGCACACGAAAAAGGCCCTCCCCGTTGGGGGAGGGCCTAAGGCGGTTGGCTAGCCGGTTGTGGCCTGGTCGTTGAGCTTGTCCGCGCGCTCTTGCGCAGCGGCCCGGGTAGGGAACCAATCCCGTTGCGGGTAGATGAGTCCGTCTGTGCCCTGTCGCCACCGAGAGCCCTGAACGGGCCTGTGGATGCCCCGAACTAGCTTCACCGCGTATCCATAGCCCTTATACGCCATTGCTGCCCTTCCTGTGTGGGGGGATCGCGGCTAGACGGTCTTGCAGAATCGGCAGTGGTGCGCGGATGCGTCCCATCGGGCCGCTTGCTTGCGGACTTTGAGAATGCCCGTGTAGATCTCGGCCGCCTTGGTCGAGTCGGCTACCTCGGCAGGCGTGTACACGCCCGGGTGGTCGGCCGTCTTGAGGTTGAGCCACCGGTTGAGGCACACGGTGTCGGTTGTGAGCGTGTCGGCCGTCTGCCGGGCGACTTTCTCAAACGGTCCCATCGTCGGCCGCCTTCCGGGGCCGTCCGCGACGCGGGGCCGGGTGGGTGAGCTTGTGTGCCTCAAGCTCTGCGATCGCCTTAGCGGCCTCATGACGGGCACGCTCGGCGTGTTGCCGGGCGATGTACTCGCGCGCTACTGCCTCACGCCGCTTTCGGGCGACGTTGAGGGCTCCGAGCGCCACCAGGGCGCCGAAAGCGATAAACCCGATCATGGGTCAGACCTCCGAGCGCAGGCGCGGGTTACGGACGTAGTGGCGCAGGGCCGAGAGGGCACGGATACAGCCCTCGGCGTCGCGCTTGTCAGCGCCCTCAAGCGTCGGGAGCTCTGCGCGGTGCGCGTTCTGCTCGCGGGTAATCGAGTGCTCCAGCGTTCGGCGGTTCGGGAGCTTCCCGGTAGAGGCGAACTGGGCGAAGTCGATTCCCTCGTATCCGGCCGACTGATACCAGGCCGCGACGGTTCGTGCGTAGCCGGTGGCAATGGTGCGCGCTTCGCGCTTCGCGCTGATGATCTCGCGAAGCACGTTGTCCATATCCGACATGGTGTTGCCTTCCCTGAGGTGGTGTTCCTTGCTGGCGCTGTGTGCTCTGGCACACTCCCGGAGTCACCGGCCGTAGCCGATGGTCCGGGGCAGTGTCAGAAGCAGCGCTCAACGCGGATGCCGCCGCGCGCCCCCATGTGCACCCGGTAGTCCGGGCACTCAGCGCGCTGAATGTCCCCGTCCACCACTTCGAAGGTGTAGAGAAGGATCTCGGCGTCATTGGTCACGCAGGGGAAGAACGAGAAGTCGGACGCGTCAAGCGAGGTGTCCACGTAGCGCGACCGGCCCTGATTGCGAACGGCCCGTGTCCACAGTTCGCGCTTCGCGTGGTCGATCGAGCGCATGAGTTCGTGCTCGCGGTCATCCCACGGCATCGAGTAGTTCGAATCGACGAAAGCCGCGAGGTAGCGCGCACCTTTGAGGTTCGCAACCTCGGTTTCCGTGCACCCCGTGTAGTCGCGGCCCTTGCGAGTCTCGACCTTGACCGGCGCAGCGGCGAACGTCTCGGCGATCGCGATAACCCACGTGTAGAACTCGGCCTTGTTAGTGACGCTGGCGGGAATCGCTCCCTGATAGGCGATGCGCAGGCCGAGGAACACGGTTGCGCTTCCGTCCTCCGCAGCGCTAGCGGTCACGTGCTCGTTCCCGATGTACATGTCTCGCGCCTCGCGCCAGGTCTTAGCGCCAGGCTTAGCGGGGCGGTAGGTGCCGGTCGGGATGCTCATCGTCTTGCCTTCCGTTCGTTCCGTTTCTTGCTGGCGGGGATAAGCAAACCACAGGCTGTACAGCTCGTCAAGGGAACTACGTAAGCCAAAGTGAAAAGGCCCCCCGACCAGTGTCGGGAGGCCTTAAGCGGGTGGCGCCTACGCGGGCTGTAGCCCGTGTTTCTTGGCTATGAGCATGGCGTATTCGGGGCACTCCATAGACGTCCCGCAGTGTTCCGGCATGCCTAGCGCCAGGTTGGTAGCCGTGGCGCGACAGTGAAAGCCGCACTCGGGGTTAAGGCACGTGACCTTGAGCCGCAACGTGGGTTGCTTGCCACGGCCGGAGTGAATCCGGCCCATGGCGGGGGAGTCTTCCGGCGTCGGTTCGGGGGCTGGCGCTTCCGGAGCCTTAACGCGCGGCTTAGGCGCCTCAGGCGCTGGCGCGCCCAGACGGCGCGTAGTAGTGAAGATGTTGGTTCGGCCGTGCGGGTACGGGCCGAGTCGCTTAGCGATGCTCTTGAGCCACTTCGCAAGCTCAGGGCTGGCATAGGTCGCGGTCATCTTGCCCGTGAGGCCGAACGCCACGGCATGCTTCCGGAACCCGGGGCCGTGCCCATCAAGGCAGTCCGATGCCGCGTGAATCAGCTCATGCGCGAACGTCGCCAGGATCTCAACCGGCTCATCCCACTCGGGGGAGATGAATATTTCGTTGACGTGCGCGGATGACACGTCACGGATGTAGCAGCACCCCATGACAATCGCCGATTCGTAGCCTCCGGCAGGCTTGAACCCCACGCTTACGTGAAAGTCCTCAGGCACCGGACAAGAGATGTTATCGAACCGTGACCGCATGAGTTTCGCGGCCTCTTGTAGCCATGACTCGCGTGCCGTGTGCTTAGCCATTCTCGGCCCCTTCCCTGGTCAATCCGTATTTCCATGCTGGCGTCAAGCACGATAAGCGCAAGCTGTACAGCTAGTCAATACGGCACTTGACCAGCGGAAACGCCGCGCGCATGCTGGTGACACGGCTTAGGCCGGTGGCACTTCACAAGCACATAGAGAGCGCCCGTCAAGGGAGCTATCCGGGAAACGGACATTCCAGAACATCAAGGGGTGTGCTATCCCACGGTGCGCCTATCGCCCAGAAGCGGAATCTCTCGGACGCCAGTGGGTGAATCGGGCGAAGGTTGCCGATCGGACAGGGCATGAGTTTGTACGTGCGCGCCTGCGCGCCCGCAAAGAAGACCCTGGAAAAATTTTCACCGGTATATAGCGCTAGCGCTATGACCAGCCCGGCCCCGCCCGGGGCCGCCGGGTCGAGGCCCGGCCAGCCGGTACGCCGGCACCCCATGCCGCCACGCAGGCAAGCCCCGGCCGCCCTGAGCGGCAACGCCAGGCGGGGGCAACGCCGGCAAGCCGTGCGCTCGCCCGTAGCACTGGTGGTGCTACGGCTTCGACAGGCCGCCTGAGCTTCCCGCGAACAGCCAGCCAGCGGGGGCCACGCGCCGCCCACGGCGGCGACCAGTGCGCCCCAAGGCGCCACGCCGAACAGCCCGACAGGCGCGGCCCGGAACGGGCCGAGACGAGCACAACCAACCGCCCCGGGAACGGGCCCAAAAATGGAGCCGGAAACGGCCCCCAAAACGGCCCCCAAAACGGGGCCGCTCCAAGCGAGCCACCAACGCGCCCCGCAACGGGAGCCCACAAGGGCGCCTGTCGGAGAGTAACCCTCGGCCTAAATCCGCTGGCGAAATCCCGGGCCAAAATCTCGGGCCGTAAATCGCGGCAACCCTCCACTTAGCTCCCTTGACGGTCCAAGTCGTCAAGGGAGATACTTGAAACGCCCCCGCCAGACGGCAGGGGCGTAACGGGAAGGGGTGCGGCTATGGCTCAACTGTCAGAGGCTCAGCGTCGGGCGTGGGTCCAGACTCAGATGAAGCGGCTGGGGCCGCCTTCCTCGGAGTCCATTCGCCGGACCGAACTACTCTGGTCCGAGATGGGACGACCCGCTCAGGGTCGAACTTCGGGCCGATGTTCGTCGTTCGAGGCATGATCAGTACGGACGGGAACTGAGAGGCGATCAGCGCCCGCTTTTCATCGGTTTCTAGCTTGTCCCACGGCTTGGACCCCAAGTGTTGCACTAGGTCACCTTGCATCTTGGCCGCGTTGAGTGTGTCCAGCTCTTCCGTGATCGTTGCTCGCGATTCGTTGAGCGGGCCCAGAGCCGCATTTACAAACTCGGCGGGCACCCTCCTTGCGCCGAAGTCCGCGCCCAACTGTCGTATCTGCCCCATGACCTCCTCAAGCTCTGCCGTGAGCGCCGCTATGCGGGCGGTACTGTCTACGGGCTGCGCCCGTCGCACCGCGCCTTGCTCGTGGAACAGGTCGGTAACCAGCCGGTCAACCTCAATCCCTGAAGCGGAAGGCCCCCCGCAACTCTTCGCGTTGTTCGTGGGCGACGGGCAGGCGTAGTAGTGACGCCCCGGCAGTTTCTTACCGCCGGGGTGTCCATGCATGGGGCTGAAGCACACGCCACATTGGACGATGCCGGCAAGGAGATACTTCTTTTTGCCGGGGCGTTCGTGGACGCCCCCGCCCCGGCCTTCCGCCTTGAAAGTCTTTACCAGGGCCGCGTGAGTGTCGTCTGACAGGATTGCCGTCCACTTCCCGCGTACGCGGTCCCCGGCGTCGTCGTACACGGGCTCGCCCTTGAGGTCGCGCCACCCCGCCAGGCGGGCACTCATCATCAGGCCACGAAAAGGCCCCCGCGACCATGGGTTGCCTGCGGGTGTGAGGAACCCCGCAGAGTTCCATTCTCGAACGATGGTGGCCAGCGGCACCCCAGCGAGGATCTGCGCCGCCGCGCCCTTGATGAGTTCCGACTCGAACGGATCTAGGGTTCGTTTGTCGTCGAGCCACCCAGCGGGGCGCCAGCCGCCCACGGGGATACCGTTCTGCGCCTGTTCGAGGTGCTTCCGCGCCATTCGGCGCGCTGTGTCCATGGATGCTTTGTTGGCGAAGGCCACCATGACGCGGGCCATGGTGATTCCGTCCGGGGTCATCAGGTTGATGTCACCCTGGACTGTGGCGAACACCAGGTTTCCCCGGGTGGCGTATATCTCGATCGCCCGTTCGAGGTCCTTGGGCTGCCTGGCAAATCGGTCCAGGTCGTAGACCACGATTCCGCCGATGCGGCCCTCTTCCAGGTCCCGCATCATCCGTTCCCACTCGGGGCGGACGACTCCGCGCCGGTAGGCCGAAACATCGTTGTCTATGTAGGTGTGTTCGTCGTCGCCCAACCAGTCGCGGAGACCCAGCAGGGTCGTACAGTCTTTGACCTGACGGGCAACGCCCTTGCCCTCTTCTTCCTGGTCATCGGATATGCGGGCATACTTGCCGACAGGCTTGAACAGTCTCACGAGGTGCATGCTAGCTCCCAGATGCTTGTTCATGCTTAACGAATCCGTTGCGACCAGCAGATCCGTTAAACGGGTGGTAGGTCGCGTCACACCGTAGCGACCGGTTCACAGCGGGTCAAACTTCCGAGCCAGCTATGAGCCTCGCCGGTTAGGCTTGGCTAACACGCATCCGTGTTGCGTGTTTTGGACGCTCATTCCAATGCGGGGCTCTGACCTGCCGTTTCAGAAACGTTTCAACGATGCAGAGAACACCCGTTCGATATAAAGACACTCACTTACTGTGCGTATTTGTTGCCCTTGACCAGCGCTTTACTTAAGCTTCGAACTTATTTCTGAGCGGGGGCCGGGTTGTCAAGGGCACTCCCTTTCACTTATCGTGGTTGACGCGTGAGGGTGAAGGGACCACCCGCACGTATCGCCTAGGCCTAGGCCTAGGCGTCTTCCCCGACAACATCGAGAGGCCTCACCATGGTGAGAGTGATCCCCGAGTCTGACGACAAGGTGGCCGCTCTGCTTAAGTCCGGCCGCCACACCGCAAAAGAGCTTGCTGAGAAATGGGGGGTGAAGCCTCAGACCGTGCGCAAAGCTGGAAACGCCGGCGGCTGGCACCCCGGAAACAGTGAGCTGACTCTGTTGCCGTTCAGCCTGAACGGCCCGCGCGCCTACGCGCCGGCTGCCCGCAACCTGCGGGCACTGGAACGCCTTAAGCGAGAGGGGGAAATCCCCGAAGCGGACATGCTCAGGCTCAGGAACTGGCGCGCCGAGCGCGACAGGACCGAGACTGTAGTCGAGTACGACGAGAACGAGCCGCCCGGCCCCGCCAGCCCCACCCATGGCGGTTGGTACTACGCAAAGCGTAGGCCGGATACGCCGCCAGACGAGTATTACCAGGAAGCAACGAAGAGCTAGCGCTACACGCTGTAGCAAGAGAGGCACCCGTATAGACGGGTGCCTTTTGCTTTAACGCATTAGGTTGCGTAAAGCTTGGGTAAAGGCCTAGTCTGGCGCCGGGCTGGTGGTTAGAAGAACGTGAGAAAGCCGGAGGGATCAATCAGTGAACCAAGGGGCGGGGTGCGGCATTTGTACGGAGCCGCCGACGCTGGGGGCTTTCCAGGGCCAGTACACCGACGACGTGGAACCCGGCGTAGACGCCTGGCGCTGGCGCTTCGAAGCAGGTCAGATGCTTTTTACTACCGATCCAGGTATTGCCCTTGACGAGTCAAGCGCGATCCCATACTGTGGTCCCTGCGGGAACGACATGAGGGAAGAGCGGGGCCTATCCCTAGACACTCCCCTGTTGGTAACACTGCTCAAAAACTAAACAGCAGAACCCCCGAAGGGGCCACGGTAACCACCGTGGTCCTTTTCGCATCCCATCAAGTAGTTCCCTTGACGACACAAGGAGGCCCGTTGACTGACAACACTTACGCCGGAGCTGAATACCGGTTCGCATGCTCGGACGACACCGGCAATACCCTCGTCTTCCAGGCGGTGCAGACCGACACTGACGGCGACGTGGGCCTGTACGTGGCCGTTGAGGATGACGCCCTCTACCCCACGTCGGTCGTGCTCGGCGTTGAGCACCTGAACGAGCTTCACGCGGCCATCAACGCCGCCCTGGAAGCCGTCGCGACCAACGGAATCCGGCTGATCGAGGAAGCCGCAGAGAAGGCGGCCGAGGAGGCCGCCCGCGAGAAGGAGAAGACCAGCAGGGAGGCCCTTAGGCGCATGGGGCTTGGCTGGGCCCTTGATGGCCCGGAGCCGTCCTGAACGCCCCGCACCGGTCCGTCTCACAGCTCACTTCGTGGGTCCGCTGCGGTGAGGCGTACCGCTTAGAGCGGATCGCCAGAGCCCCCGAGGTCCCCGCGGCTTGGACGCTGCAAGGCACGGCCGTACACGCGGCCGTAGAGCACTGGGAGTTGTCCGGCCAGCTGTTGCCGCTGGCCGAGGTTCTGAAGGTCTACGAGCAGTCGTGGAACACGGGGTTCACGAAGATGCAGCAGGCCGAACCGGACCTTGACCGGTGGCGAACCGGCACACCGAAGACCAAGGGCGGCACGGACGCCGCCAGGCGCAAGCAGCGCGGCGCCGAACAGGTCGCCGCATACATCGGCTACCGGCAGGGCGATCCCTTCGACATCTGGGAAACCCCGGACGGCAAGAAGGCCGTTGAGCTTGAGTTCAAGGTCGTTCTAGGCGGGGTCGAAGTCCTCGGCTACATCGACCAGGTTCTAGAAGCCCCGGACGGCACGCTGCGCGTCCGGGACCTGAAGACCGGAACCCGGCTTCCCGACTCCGCTTTTCAGCTCGGCGTCTACGCCGAAGCCGTAGAGCAGATGTACGGGGTCCGCCCCGACTACGGCGACTTCTTCATGTGCAAGAACAACGCCCCAACCGACTCGTTCGCCCTGTCCAAGTACACGACCGAGCGGCTAGGCCGCTGGTTCGCGCGGCTAGACCGCGCCATCAACGCCCGAGTGTTCATCCCCAACCCCGGCGACGCATGCCGCACATGCGGCGTGGCCCGCTTCTGCGATGCGGTCGGCGCCGACCGCGACACCTACGGAGGTTCAGACCTTGACTGAGACCACAACCCCGCCAGAGGCCCCGTTCTCCATCAACCTGAAGCCCGGCCAGCCCCCGCAGGTCACCTTCCGGCCCGAAGGCGACGTGACCGACTGGGCGCCGTCCCTCATGGAGATCCGCGATTCCGGCATCTTCGACGAGATCGCCAAGACTCAGCAGACCTTCGACGCCGCGTTCTTGGTGACGACGCAGCTCGGCGGCCAGCGCCTTCCGGACAGGCCGGGCGACGGCTACCAGCAGTCCGGCCCGGCGCCGCAGGGCGACGGGCGCAAGTGTGACCACGGCGTCATGGTCTACGCCGAAGGCATCGGCAAGAACGGCAAGCCGTACAAGCGCTACAACTGCCCCACCAAGGCAGAGAACTGTCCAACGCAGTGGGGGCGGTAGCCACCAGTGCTGAGCCTCGCACGCGCTACGGCAACGCGGGGCACCGCAGGTGAACCGCTACCGCCGGTATTCAAAGCCCTGAGCCGGGAAGGCGTCGCCTTCCGGATGGGCCAGCTGTCGCTAGTCGCGGCTGGCCCCGGCTCCGGCAAGTCCCTTCTTGCCCTGACCCTCGCCATGCGGGCGGGAGTCCCAAGCCTGTACTTCTCTGCGGACACCGATCAGCAAACGATGGCGGTTCGCGCCGGAGCGATGCTGATGGGCTGGACCACGGACGACGTGGAGAACGCCCTAGAGCAGGGCCTCACGGAGGCCCTTGAAATACAGATGCACCACCAAGCGCACGTTCAGTTCAACTTCAACGCGTCGCCCTCGGCGACGGAGATGGAAAGCGAGCTGAAGGCGTACCGGCAGGTGTTCGGCGACTTCCCGGACCTCATCGTCATGGACCTTCTAGCGAACCTCGACACAGAAACCGGCTCTGCCGGTGTCGCGAAGCTTGAAGACAACTGCGATTTCCTTCACCAGATCGCCCGCGAAACGGGCGCTCACGTCATGGCAGTTCATCACGTCGTAGGCGAATACGAGGACGGGCTAATGCCCGTCCCGCTGTCCGGCCTGCGCGGAAAGACCGGCAAGACCCCCGAGATGGTCATCACTCTTCACCGCGTCGGAGACGACACCTACGAGGGGATACGCCAACTCGGCGTGAGCGTCGTCAAGCACAGAACAGGAAAGGCAGACCCGTCCGGAAGGTGGGTCATGCCGATGACGGTAGACCTTCCGAGAATGCGAGTTGACGGCTAATGGGGATCATCGAAGAACTGCGCCAGACAGTTGAGACGGCCTTGGCGAACGTCGAAGACGACGGTTGCGGCTGTTGCTCCTCCGGAGAGCTGTTCCGTGCGCGCTTCGACGCGCTCAACAAGGCACAGAAGCTCATCGAGCTGCTGACCGGCAAGGAGGTGACGGAGTGACGATCCAGTTTGAGGCGTGGCCCTCCACGCCCCGGCTTTACCGGGGAATGGTCATCACGGAGAAGCTTGACGGCACGAATGCCGCCATCGTCATCACCGATGATGGCGACTTCGCGTGCCAGTCGCGTAAGCGGCTCATAACCCCTGACAACGACAACATGGGGTTTGCTGCGTGGGCCTACAGCAAGCGTGAGGAACTGACGGTGTTCCTCGGTCCCGGACGGCACTTCGGTGAGTGGTGGGGCAAGGGGATTCAGCGCGGCTACGACATGCCGTGCCGGGTGTTCAGCCTCTTCAACTCGCACCGCTGGGGACCGCAAGACGACATGTGGAACTTCCGGCCTGACGGCCTTGACGTGGTCCCCACGCTCTACCGGGGCCACTTCGACCTTCACACGGTGGAGACGATCAAAACGACTCTGACCGTCATGGGCTCTGTCGCCGCCCCCGGCTTCATGGACCCCGAGGGGGTCATTGTGTGGCACCCGGCGGCCGGCGCCAAGTTCAAGAGCACGTTCGACCAGTTCGACCGGGAGGGGGGCAAGACGTGGCAGAGCTGAAGGATTGGCGAGGAACCCCGATCGAAGTCGGGGCGAAGGTCGTTGCGCACAGCCGGGGAGACTTCGGCGGGCGCTATATCGGCACCGTGCAGAAGGTCAACAATCGCACGGTCACCGTGAAGGTTTTGGAGCGTGACTACAGTCACGGCGGCGCGGCTCATATCTCGCTTGGCCCCCGCTCCGTGACGGTTCTCGCCCCCGACCTTTTCGAGGAGGCCTGATGGCCTCTAACGGCCGCTCGTCCAAAGCCAAGGGGTACGCCGGGGAACGCGAATACGTGGAAGTCGCACACGAATGCGGCTTCCTGGAAGCCGAGAGAAACGGCTCTCGCTTCGGCTCGAAAGACCGGGGAGACATCGGCGGCATTCGCGGATGGGTCGTTCAGGTCAAGAACGTGGCCGTTCCGAAGATCCCTGAATACCTTCGGGACGCGAAAGAGCAGGCGGCCAATGCGGGCGTTGCCCGCTACTGCCTGTCATTCAAACTCCGTGGTTTGCACATGCGCCACGGCGTAACAATCCTGCCAAACGCAATGTGGTTCGAGATGGTTCGAGAGCGAGAGGAGATGGCCGATGAGATCAAGGTACTCCGGCGCCTCCTCCGCCCCGAAGCTTCCGATAGCTAAAGTCCTCGAACACTACGGCGCCCCACATGTTCCGGAAGGCCGGAATAGGCAGATGCGCTGCCCGTTTAATGGGCCAGACCGGAACCCGAGCGGTTCGGTAAACACCATCGAAGGTGTTTACCACTGCTTCAGCTGTGACGTAGCCGGGGACGGCTACGCAATCATCATGCAAAGAGAGGGGATGTCTTTCGTTGAGGCTGTCGAGTTCGCTTCTGGAATTCTCGGAATCAGCGGCGAAGCAGTACCACAAGGCAATGGCAGGCAGCCCCGCCGAAAAGTATCTTTTGACGAACCGGAGCCTGTCGAAGGACAGCGTTCGATTTTTCAAGCTGGGGTACGTAGAAGACCCTTTGCCGGGTCATGAAAAATACAGGGGATGCCTGTCCATCCCCTACATGACTAAGGCTGGGGTTGTCGGCATCCGCTACAGGCGGATAGGCCACGGGGAAGGCGCAAAGTACCTTTCCGAACCTGGCGCGGAATCGCGCCTGTACAACCCGGCTGACTTCTTCCGGCACGAACGGTTCATCTGCTTGTGCGAGGGCGAAATAGACACGATGACGGCACACCAAAGCGGCCTTCCGGCCGTGGGTGTGCCCGGCGTGAAGGCCTGGAAGCCCTTTATGGGAAGAGCATTCGACGGCTACGAAGTCGTATACATCCTCTCCGATAAAGACGACAAGGGGCAGGGCGAAGAATTCGCCGAGAAAGCAGCACTGCACATCAAGACGGCCCGCATAGTGCCGATGGAACATGCCGGGGTCGGCATGGATGTAAACGCATTCGTGAACGAACTCGGGGCCCAAGCCCTGATAGAGAAACTGGGGGTGGAACTGTGAGCTTCGAATACCCGCAAGAGGTCATCACGTTCGGGATGACCAGCGCCGATCTGGCATACGGCCTTGGGACGTTCCTCAACGCCGCGGTGGCGCGGATCGCTGGAACGGGCCGAGAGCAGTACGAGAAGCGCGACCGGAACGGCAAGCCGTTCCAGGCGTTCGAGCAGATGACGCCGCTAGAGCTGCTTCAGATGGCTCGCGAAGAGGTGCAAGACCTCGGCGTGTACGCCGCCATGCTCGACATTCGCCTAGCGCGGCTCACAGCCGCGTTCCTGGCTAACGACACGATTGGGGATGCCCGATGAACACACCCCTTGTGGTTGAGCTGGAAATCTCGGCTAGCACCCTCGCGGGCATCTTCCGCGCGCACAACTGGCCTCTGGACGGATGCAAGGAGACGACGCCCACGGCGTCAGACCTGGCAGAGCTGATCACGCACATAACCCTTGAGGCGAACAACGCCGAAGAGTTCTCGTACATCACGTACGGGCGCCTGCTGGCCTTTACAGACGCCGAGGTCCCCGGCGTCATAGAGCTTGCTTTGAAGATTGGCTATGCCCGGCTGGAACTGGGCGCCGAAGCCGACGAGCCCATGACTGATGACAACTTCGGGGAGGACGCATGAGCGACTGGACCACGATTGCCCTACTCCCTGACTCGCAGATCCCGTACCACGATCCGAGGTTCATGAGGGCCCTTATCCGGTTCGTGGGAGACAGCCAGCCTGACAAGGTGGTGCACGTCGGGGACTTCCTGGACGCCCCGGAGCCGTCGCGCTGGAACAAGGGGGCGGCGGGGGAGTACGCCGGCACCCTGCAAGACTCCCTCGACAAGGCCTCTGCGCTCCTTGGCGAGCTGCGGGCCGTGTATGACGGCCCCGTGGTCCTGAAAATGGGCAATCACGATAGGCGGATTCAGGACTACATCCGGCGCTACGCGCCCGCGCTGGCGCCCCTGAGGGCGCTGGACTTCGAAACCCTCATTGAGGCTGACGCCCACGGCGTCGAAGTCGTGCACGACCTGTACGACGTCGCCCCCGGCTGGATCGTCGCCCACGGCGATGAGGGCTCCCTCAGCCGCATCGCAGGCGCCACGGCCGCAGGCCTGGCAACCAAGTTCGGGAAGTCCGTGGTGTGTGGCCACACGCACCGCGCGGGCCTGATCCCTGTCTCCACCGGCTACAACGGCGCCGTGCGCGCCCGATGGGGCCTTGAGGTGGGTCACGCCATGAACGTTCGACAGGCCGACTACCTGAAGGGCGGTTCCGCGAACTGGCAACAGGCGTTCGGAATCCTGCGCGTGAAGGGCCGCACCGTGCTGCCCGAGCTGGTTCCCGTGGTTGATCGACGGTTCGTCGTTGACGGCGCCGTGTACGAGTGGAAGTGAGGCGCCTTGACTGAGACTTTGACCCACGACGATTACGAGTGGGCCGCCGAGATCGTGCAGCGGGCCGCCTACACGGTGGCCCGCAAGTGGCCCGGCATCGACCGCGAAGACATCGAGCAAGAGATATGGGTTTTCCTCCTGCCGAAGTTCGACAAGATGCCCCGAGACGACGACTACCTGTTCAAGTCGGCCGCCAGGGCGGGCCACGACTACGCGGCCAACGAGCGCGACCACTACACGCGCCAGACGGCGCAGTGGATCTACACCCCGAACGAGGTTCGAGCCCTGTTCCGGGACGCCTACTTTGACCCGGCCTGTTGGGAAGAGGCCCCGCAGAAGGAGAAGGCGAACCGGCTGTTTGCCGGGGGCGTGGTGGTTGCCCTGTGGGACATGCAGGAGGCCTTCAAGGGCCTCCCCGGCGCCTATCAAGACGTGATTGTCCGGTGCTACCGGGATCAGCCTGGAGTGAAGCGGGATGAGGCAACGAGGAAGCGGCTTAACCGCGCGGTGGACCGCGCAACGGAACTGCTCAACTCCCACGTTATCCAAGGCGAACGGGTCGAGCTGGGCTGGACCGACTAGAAGCTGTACAGCACCCCCGGGCGATACGAGCCCGGGGGTGTTTTGCTTTCGTGCGGCCAGGTCAGGCGCCGGGCCAGGTGACGCTAACGCCGGGGACTTCCCGGCCGACCGGAACAACGGCAACCACGGTGTGTCCGTTGACGGACGCGGCGCGGACGCGGATACCTAGATCCGTGTCGCATACCTCAACTGCCGGATAGGTCTCCCCGTTCACCCGAAGCTCTGTGTCCTGGTAGTCGTGCCGGTGATGGAGGTACTTCTCCTGAAAGACAGGGTTGCCGGCGTCCGGATGCCCAATGAGCCGGAACGTCAGCGTTGAGCCGACCGCCCCGCGGAGGCCCAGCCCCGTACTGGGGACGAACGCCGAGCTACCGGGTACGCCTTCGTAGGACGGATCATCCAGGGTCGCCACGGGACGGTCATCGCTCATGGGCAGTTGGCCTTTCGGGGGACGTCGTCGTAGAAGCGGCTGTAGCTGTGCGAGAAGCTGTGTCCGTTGTGGTCGCGCCCGCTCGTGTCGTAGACCACGACCCAATACGTGTCTTGGCACGGGGCGGAAATCGTCTGTGTCGCGTCTGTCGAGTAGATCGGGATCACGGTTGCCCTGTCCCAGTTCACGTGTGGAAGGTCGCCCGTTCCGAACTGCAATTCCAGGGTGCCATCGTACTGTTCGGGCTGGTCCCCGCACGGCCCAACGGTGAGCGTTGCCGAGACCTTGTGACCTACCGTGATCGGTGACAGGTGAGCGTTGCACGGGTCGTGGCCTTCGGCCGGCGGTTCGCTCGGTTCGTCGGCGGTTTCCTGGGCTGAGCTGTGCTCCTCACTCGGCGCGGACTGTTCGCCGCCCGCCCCCACCGCAGGCGCGGATGTGCCTCCGTCACCACTGCTTCCGCATCCGCCGGACGCTCCGCTTGTGCCGACGATGACCAGTCCGGCGAGGACCAGCGTTCCCAACGTCCTTTTGTTCACGTGCTCTCCCTTGCTCGTGATTGGACATGAATCCGCCCGCTCGAAGTCCGCGGGATCGTCGAACGGGCGGGGGTCTAAAAGTGCGCCACGGCGCCGTGACGCGCCCTGTAGCGATTCCGGTAGGCGATCAGCGAAGCCCACGTAGTCGGCTCCTCCTGGCGGGAAGGGGCCGCGCAAGGCGTGTCCGGCGACTCGGACGTGTGGCGCGAGGGCAGAGCGTCACAGATCCAGTCGTCGGGGTTTGGCGGGGGTTCGTAGATCACGACTTCTTGTTGAGGTTGTCGTTGCGGGTGTTCGCCTTGTTGATGATCGCCTGGCTGCCCTCGGGGTCTCCGTCCTTGAAGGTCTGGGCCACGTCGCGCAGCTCGTTATCAGTGAGTCGTGTTTTCAGGTAGGCGTCGAGCTCGGGAACTCCGGTGCCGGGGTCGGGGCGCTCGCTCATGGCTGGTCCTTTCGATAGATGGGGCCGCCTGCCTGACTGCGGGGGGCCAGTCAGACAGGCGGGATGTCACCCACCGCCGGAGCCACGGGAAGGGAGCGGGTGCGGAGCCCCAGCATCCGGCGGCGGGGGTCTTAAATGAGGTTGTCCAGCCGGTCAAACTTCCCGGGCAGCGGGACAGCATCGGCGGCGTTGTACGTGATGTGACTGCCGTCATGCAGCAGGAACACGTACTTTGACCCGCCGGACATGACCTCGATTTCCTCTACCTTGGCGGCGCCGGCAATCGTCCAAATGACCTTGCCGACGCTCACCGTTGACGGGGGGACACGCTCTCGCCCCGCCATCAGGCGTACCCGCCAGTCAGCGCGGCCAGCAGCTCGCCATAGTCGCGGGCAAGCTTGGCCCTGGTGTCCGCCCAGCCCTCAATAGGCTTGTGGTAGCCGTCGAGCCGGATGGTTACCCAGTCGTTGACGGAGGTCACCTGGGCGACCCTGTGCCAGCGGCTGTCCCACGCGATGTAGTCGTATCGCTTGGTCTGGCCGAGGGTCGGGGC